GGTCTACCATGTCCCAGCCTTCAATCAGGGCCGCGTCCTGGATGTTGACCAGGTTCACGGATACGCGGCGCACGCTGCCGTGGCTCAGGTCCACCAGGTAGCGCAGCATGTCGTCGGCCAGCGTCACGTCCGGGCAGTAGAGGCTGGCCAGCAGGCGGGCATCGTCCAGCGATACCGGCGCGGCCGGCAGCCAGTTCAGCACGCGGCCATGAAAGCGTTCGTGCTTCTTGAGCTTGTTCGGCAACAGCTCTTCACCCACCAGCAGCAGGCTGCTCTGGCTGCCTTCGTAGATGTCGCGCACCAGTTCGATCATGGCGTCCTTGGCGGCGGCGTAGTCGAACTCGTCCAGGATCAGCGGGCGGCGGCTGGCGGCCAACTGTTCGCTGATCTGGTCCAGCAGCTGGGTAGTGCGGCCTACCGGCTTGATACCCATCTCGAATAGGATTTTTTCCAGCAGGTCTTTACGGCTCCAGCTGCTGCGCATCTGCACGTAGTAGGCGCGGCTGCGGGCGGCCACGGCGGTGGTGGCGGTAGTTTTACCGAAGCCGGACGGGCCGTAGTACACGGCCAGGCCAGGCAGGCCATCCTGGCGGTTAACCAGTTTTTCCATCACAACGGCCACCAGGTCGAGGTTGGCAATGGGGGCAATGCGGTTCATGCGGTTTCCTTTTTGCTAGAAGCGTCCAGCTTCATCTTCATCACGGTGTATTCACTGCTCTTGGCGTACCTCACCATCCAGCGCGTCTCCTGCTCTGTCAGCAATCCACCGGCTTCTGCCAAGTCGGATAGCTGCTGCCATTGGCGGATACGTAGCTCGGGAGTTGCTGGCGTAACGAATCCTTGCGCTGTTGTGTCCACGGTCACGGCGTCCACTACCCGCAGCGGGCTGGCGTTTAATGGCTCGCGGGCCTCGGCCATGCGGTTAAACGCGCCGGCAATGTCGCTGCTGCGAATACCGGGGATGCTGACCGGGCTGTCGATCACGGTGAGCGCCGGGCGGGCGTCGCGCTCCTGTTCGATGGCATCGCGCTTGGCCGCCAGATTGCGCAGCTGGGCAGCGGCGCGCTGGTCGCGGGCGTGCTGTACCTGGCTGGTGGGGAAATACTGGCTGCGGTTGGCACCCCATTCCGCGCTGCACACATAGCGGCCATCCGGCAGGTACACCCACACCTGCTGCGGGTCGTGGATGTCGTAGGCCACATGCACGGTCTGGCCGTGCAGCTCGGTAAGGTCGCGGCTGAAATACTGGTTGTTGAACAGGCGCACTTCGCCGCGCTGTACCGTGCGTTCCATACGCGGGCGGAACAGCAAGGCCAGGGCATCCGGCTGCATGCGGTCGGCCTGCCAGCCTTTGGCGATAAAGCCCTGCAGCGCCTGGTCCGGGCTAAGACCGTTCAGGCTGGCGTGCGGGCGGGCGTTGTACTCGGCGACGCGCTCGCGGCAGAACTGCAGGAAGTCATCCCACTGCATCATCGGCATGCTGCGGGTACCGGTTTTAGCCAGTGCGGCGCGAGTCAGCTTGTAGTGGCGCTGGCGCGCTTCGCCGTCCATGTCGGCGCCCATATAGCTGGGCAGCAGCTTGGCGGCGTTGACCCACAGCGTCTGGTGCAGGCGTTCAATCACGCCACGGGCCTGCGAGTTGTAGGCAATGGAGTGCAGCATGGTCATGCCGATGCGCCCCATCAGGCCGACGCCTTCGTCTTTCATCAGCACGTTGACGTAGCCGCTGCCGTTATCGACATAGAAGATGGCACCCATGCCGTCCGTACCGCAGGCCTGGCGCAGGGCGTCCAGCACGGCGGTGCCGGACTCGGCCAGATCGACCGACCAGCCCACCACGCGGCGGGTGGCGATATCGACAATGCTGGTGACCTCCGGGCGGAATGGCCGGCCGGTAATCGGGTGCTGCACTTCGGCATCGAAGCAGTGGCCGTCGGCACTCCAGACGTCGTTGGGCTGCAGCTCGGCAAAATCGCGGCGCACAAAGGGCAGCAGCGTTTTAAGCTCGCGCCCGCCCAGGCGGCCGCGCTCGCGGCTGACCGTGCCCAGCTTGGCCAGAAAGCGGCGTACCGCGTGGATGCTGGGCAGGATGCGCGACAGTTCGGGCACGTCCAGCTGGCGGCCGGCCATGTCCTGGTAAAACAGCTTATAGGCCAGCTCCACGCTGGGCTTTTGCGGCTGCTGCCAGTAGCCCAGGAAATCCCGCGCCCACCAGGGGATAGAGAAATCCGGCTGGATAACCTTGGGGGCCAGCTGGCCGTCGGCACGCTGGGCAAACCAGCGCTTGATGGTGCGGACCGATGGCAGGTCGCCACCGCTCTTGCGGCCGCGCTTGTCTTCGGCTTTGCGCAGCATGGCGCAAACCAGCGGGCTGGCATCACCAGTAGCCGCGCTGGCCAGCAGATGGTGGATGGCGCGTTCTTTGGTCAGGCCACAGCCCTGCATCAGTTCTTCGATGTGGGCCAGTACACCCAGGCGGGCACCTTCGATGGTCTGCTGCTCGGTAGTGAGCGGCAGCGTCAGCTGCGCATCACGCAGGGCCGGTGCCTTGCGCTGCGCTGCCGGTACCGGCAGGCTGGCCAGCAGCTCGCGGGCGGCGGCGGTACGGATGAAGTCTTGCGCGGCTTGCGGCAGGCTGGCCAGGGCGAATTCGTTGCCACCACCACGCCCAGCTCGCCGTCTGGTATTCCAGCCCTCGTTCTTGGCTCGGATACCGATTCCTTGAATCGTTCCTGGCATTCCAGGGACTTTCATCGCAGCTAGTTCAGCCGCGCTGTAGTGGGTCTTGATACTCATGCCTCATTACCCCCAAACAGATCCAGCTCCGGTTCACCGCTTTTCTGGACGTTGTGGCGATGGAATGCGAACTCGGTCAGCGTGCGGGTCATCGCTTCCAGGGTTTCTTCGGTACCGACACCCTCAGCGTAAAAGCGGGCCAGCAGCGCCATCGCGGCTGCGGCATTGACTTGCACTTGGGCGATGTCGGGCACGCTGGCTTTCTTGCCGGTAGCAATGGCAATCACGACGCGGTTGCCTTGTGCCAGGCACAGGTATTCGCTGATCAGAGCAATGCCGCAGAAAGTCTCGAACTGACGAATGCGGTTCAGCGGCATGGAGGTATCCGCCAGCCAGCGGTAAAGCGTCTTGCTTTCTACGCCCATCAGGTCGGCCAGCACCTTGACCGGGCGGCGGATGGTGGCAGCGTGTTCCACGCATAGCTCCATTGCCTCGCTCAGGCTGGTGGGGCGGACAGACTTCCAGTTTCGTTTTCTCATGGTGTGTTTCCTCGTAGCGGGAAACGCAGTGCTGGTGCGCCGTGGCGCATGGCACTACGCTTTAGCCCATGACAACCGCGCAATTTGTAGCGATAGGAGGCACCGATGGAAAAACCGGCTTAAAATGGCGTTTCTCGTAGCGGCTCGGCCAGATGGTTTCGGGCGCTTCACCGATAGCAGCGGCGATAATTCGCTCGGCTTTCGGCCAAGGTCTGTCTAGCGCGTTGTTAAGTGCCCCCGCACTCAAGCCCGCCTCTTTCGACAGCTGACGAAGCGACCAACCTTTTTTGTGCAAGGCCGCAACGATGTCCGCCCGGTGCCAGTCCTCGGCGGTTTTTTTTGTGGCAGCTAATGTGTTCATCACTTAATCCGGTTTGTTGATTAGGTGAGTTCACTATACGCCCATATGAGTTCATTGTGAACCCTAAAGTGGACAATTTAGAGTTCAATTGCCCTGATTTTTTCTATGTTGTCGTGAAAAATTCACGCAATTGCTTTCAAAATAAGGATTTAGCGTGAACCTTAAAACAGAAGAAAGCGCAGACCGCTCACTTTCAGGTTCGATTGGTGAACCTGAAAGCGGTAAGTTTCATGAGCGGCTACAGTCGTTGCTTCCAAGATTCAAGAGTGTTCGAGCTTTTGCTACTGCTTCTGGCGTGTCTCAAACAGGGTTGCAACGCCTTATCAACGGAGGAGAGCCAACTCTGTCCACACTGATAGCGCTCGCTAAGGCAGCAAACGTATCCGTGGAATGGCTAGCGACTGGACAAGACCACAAAACCAGCACGCCAATCCCACAAAATCAGGCCAATAGCAGCCATTGCGTCTGTTTGGATACGCTGGGCAACCCGGTAGACCTGGACGAGTTCGTCTTCATCCCGCGCTATAACCTGAAGGCTGCCGCAGGCCACGGTGCAACGACAGAAGGCGAGAAACCCATGTTTAGCATGGCGTTCCGCCGCTACTGGGTTGAAAACTACCTGCGCGCCACGCCAACAGACTTGTCGGTGATCTCGGTGAAGGGCGATTCGATGGAAGGCGTGCTGAATGACCGCGACGTCATCCTGCTGAATACGTCGGATACCCAGGCCAGCAGCGGCCTGTACGTGCTGCGCGTGGATGGTGACCTGGTGGTGAAGCGTGTACAGCGCCTGCCTGGTGGCATCCTGCGCGTTATCAGCGCCAACGAGGCCTACGCCACGTTTGACGTAGACCTGAACAACGCGCCGGCCGACTTCGGCGTGATTGGGCGTGTTGTGTGGTTCGGTCGCCAGATTTGAGGCTTCTTAAAGATATCAGTC